TTGTATATTCACGTGGTATGAAATCAATGTTTTGTGCTGATCCGCTTTCTTGTAGTATAATCATATATATACAATAATATTTTATTGTTTTTGTTATTTATAAGACAAAAAAAAGAGGGCATAAAGCCCCCTAATTTATGAAAACATAATCCTTTTATGAATTTGTTCCTACTGTTACCGTTACAGTTGCAGAACTCATCCCAGCGTAAGGATCAGCAGCAGTTGGAGCATCAACAAAATTTGCAGGAAGTTTTTCCTGTGCATTTAGTGTTAATGTGTAACCTGAAAGATCTCCCATTGCAGCTCCAGTCACTATAGTTCCACCAGTTACTTCAGCGCCATTTTCAAGACCCATAACAAATACATTTCCGTTATAATCTTCAACAGCCACGTGAGGTCTTCCGTATGCTAATAATTTAATTTCTTTGTTATCTTCTTTAGACAATTTTTTTAGTGTCAAAGTAAGTGTTTGGTCAAAGAATGTTGTACCATTTTCTCTTGAAGAAGTAATAGCTTGCTCGAAGCTAGAATTTCCTTTGAGTTCATATTTAAAGGCAGTGAAAGTCCCTGTTAAATCCGTAATTACATCATCAGTGAGTGTTGCAGTACCTAGATCACCGAAGTCAGTGAAATAGATTGCCTTCAATCCGCCGATAACATCTTTACAGGGTTCTTTTCTACCAAGTGTTAAATCGCAAGCCATCTGTTTTTTTGTATTAAAAAAGGGTGAGTAGGCTCATTGGCTCACCCACCCTCTTTGGTTATTTAATTTATTTACTACGAGTAAAGAACGATGTCTGAACCAATTGCGTGCTGGATTCCAGCAGTGTATCTCATAACGATTCTTACATTTTGAGAACCATCGATGTCAGCCATATCAATTACTTTTACTTCCTGAGAATCTGAAAGTAAGCCAGTTCCAAAGAATAAGTTGCTTTTTTCAGCAGCTACCATAGTGTTTGATGTCATACCTTGACCTAAAGCAACATTGATACCATCAAATGTAAGTGCTCCACCGTTAAACCATTGTGTTCCTTTGTTGTCTGTACCAGCAGCTCCTACGTTTGTAGCGAAGCCTCCTAATGCTCTTACATAAGCTCTGTATACGTTTGGAGCAACATAGATAGTCAAGTCTTCTGAACCGTAAACAGTAGAAGGAATTGCATCAACTGTCAATCCAATTTTCTCGACTGCATTTGCAGCTGTTACAGCAGCACCTGCTCCTACATCGATAACATCCCCATCTGCTGCTAGAGTAGTAAGGAAACCATCAAATTCTCCAGCGGTAGCATTTGTACCAGCCCAGATTGTGTTTTCAGTTTTTTGTGCAACTTTACCAGCAACGTGAGCAATTAAGAAATCGCTGAAGCTAGAAGGTAGATCAGAAAAAGCTGAATACCCCATAGAAATTGCTTCCCAGTCAGATACGAAATCTTTCTTACACAATTGTAGGTTTACTTGGAACTCTTCAGGTTGAAGGATTCTTTCAGTTAAAGTTAAGGTAGATGTTGCAGCAAAGTCGCAAGATCCGTTAGCAACGATATCATCAGTCGCTACTTTTTTCATCACTTCTTTGAATTTTACGTTTGGCTTGATAGTGATTAAATCATTTGCCAAAGTTGAACCACTTAGAAGAGCTGCAGAAACATATTTTCCCGCAAATTCCCCAGCATAAGTAGTCGTAATAGATGTAGTTGTCGCCATTTTTTATTTATTTATTAGTTATTTAATCTTCTTAAAACTCTATCCATTGTTGAATTGCCTTGTCTTTTTTGGCTCAATAGATTGATTTCTTGTTCGCTTTTTGCTTCAGGATTGTGTTTTACCTTTTCAACTGGTGCTTCAACCGCTGAAAGCTCTAAGTCTTTTTCTTCAACAGTTTCTTCATTAGTTTCTTCAACCTTAGACATTTCTTGCTTTTCAATAATTGCTTTGATTTCTTCAATCATTGTTTTAACCTCTGCAAGTTCTTCTTTAGTTGCGTAAGCCAATTCTTCCTCTGCTGCTTCTACTTCTTCTTCGGCTGGTGCTTCTTCTTCAATCGCTCCGATAGATGCTATAATGCCTTCTTCTTCAACAATTAAAATTTCACCATCTTCTAAAGTGTAATCTCCAACAGGTAGAGCTACCCTATCTTCTTCGCTAACGATAAAGACTTCTGATCCTGCTTCAAAGCTTTCACTTTCGATAACAGTTCCGTTTTCTAATGTAGCTTGTGCCAATTTTACTTCTTCTTGGAGTTCTACCCCAACAAGTTCTTTTACTTTATTTAACATATCTAGTGCTTTCATATATATACAATAATTTAATTTATAGTTTGTTACCTTTTTAACTTGATTTTTTCTGTATTATAAACCATTCAATTCCGTTGCTCCAAACTTGAATGCCTTCGTAAGCTTTATTTATTTCGTAGTAAGAATTAACTCCATCTAAATTCTGAGAACCAAAAGGTGTTAATCTTGCTTTTGTTGCTGCTACAAATGTTGAGTCTGTAATTATTCTTTTAACTCTGTTTAAGTTTTTTGCTTCAGTTGCATCTGGTAGTGTTAAAATCATAGTACCATTACCACCACTCCAACTTAAAACAAGCATTTCAGTTTCATCGTAAGTAGATGTATTTAAATCAACAGTTTGACCTGAACTTACTGTTAATGAATCAGGTGTTAAATGATTCACTATAAAATGCTGTGTTTCTTCAAGTGTAGCTTTTTTAGTTGTGCCTGAATGAACCATCGGTATCAATTCAGTGCCATCCATTTGACTAGCAGTTACAGTTGTTAATTGACTAATTTTTTTATCTGACATTATAATAATATTTTACCGTTATCTTCTTGTAATAAAAAGTCTATTGATTCTAAAAGCAATGCAAAATCAGTTTTAGTTATGTTTCCAATACCTTGAGCTCTTAAACTACCATCACAGCATTTGCGTGAATATGTGTTGTCCTTACACAAACACGCTCTTTTGTCGCTAGTAGGACTTGAATATCTTTCCATTTAAGAAAGTAGGTTTTTAAGTTCGTTTATTACTTCTTGAGCATTTACTTCAGCTAAATCATCTTTAACTTTATCTTTTGGTCTTTCTAATTTATCTGCAAAATATCCTTCAATACTAAATCCTTTTACTTTACCTGTCTTGACGTAGGAATTCCAAATTTCGTCATTGTTTACCTTCATTGATACCATCCAAGTGCCAACAGGTAAGCTTAGACCGTACTTTCTGCTCTTATCTTGTACCTCATCTTCTATTATCCAAGATTCTACTGCTGATAATCCAGTTAAAGGAACTTGATGTTCTAGTGTTGAGTTGTTTTGATTGCCGTTTATAAAGAATAATTCGCTAGCCTTGCGTACTGTTTTCTTAGAAAAGTAAATATAATACTCATCTTCTCCGTTTTTACGGTAAATAGGCTTGTTAGGAATCAATGCTGCGCCTAATAATATCTTTTTTTCAGCATCAACTTCAGCAAATTTAACCTGATGGTCTTTAAGTGCAATGAAATCTTCTTCTATTGCAGGGTTTTCCACTACAGAAATCGCTTCAATTCCGATTGGATCATCTCCATCTTCTATAAATAATTCAATTATGTCCATATATATACAATAAAATTTATACTTTTTTGTTTTAAATTGATGCTGACTCAATAATGTTTCTATCTAATGCTTGTGCAGAGGTTACATCTGATGCTACTATATAGGCTTTTTGTGGTTTGCTTTCTTTTTCGCCTATTGCTTGTGCTAGTTGGTTTTCTGGTGCTGCTCCTACAACGTTAAATGCTGGGGCTGATGATATTGATGGTGCGGATGCACCTCCGCCGCCTCCAGGTGTTTTAACTGACAATATACTTTTAACCGTTTTAAGACCAGAGCCTAAGATTGTTGCTGCTGATATTACTTTTTGAATTGAACCAAATGGCTCAGGGATAGTTGTTGGGCTTCTTAAAACTTCTGTAAACCCCACATAACTATTAATAGTTGCGCTTGCAATTCCAGCAGCTTTTCCAGCGGCAGATGCTTCACCAAGTATGCTAGATATTTGACCTAATGTTTCACCAGCAAGATATATCTTTTGGTCTTCTAATATTTCAGTTTGTAAAAGTGTTTCTCTTCTACCTATTTCTTCTTTGGTAGCCAGTTCTTTATTACTGTCACCTACTTTTATATTAGTTTCTATTTTAGCTAACCCTTGAGCTTTTATACTTGATACGGTTTTAACCCTTTCTGTTTCTTGGTTTTCAAGATTAAAATCCCTTATCCTTTTTTGTTCTGCCGCTTCTAATGCTAATAACTCAGTTTCTTTTTTATATATAGCTTCTTTTTCCCCAGCGTTTAATCTAAGTAAATTTATTTCTTCTTCTAGTAATCTTTTTCTTAAATCAAATAATTTTTTAGCTTCAATGCCTGCTGCTTGTGATACTGCAATTTCCCTTTCAATTTCCTTTATAATTTCAGAAGTAGCTTCTTTAACTTTTAAGGCAGCTCGTTCAGCTTCACTTGGTAATATTCCTAAAAATTCTAATATAGGTTTAGCGGCTTCAAATAAAGAATCAAAAGCACCTTTAACCGCATCAATTGCTTTACCTATAAATGGTACATTATTAACAAACCTTTTTACCCCTGCAGTAATATCATCCCAATACGCGACAATAGTTCCTAATGCCACAACAAAAACCCCTATTCCACTTGCTAATAAAGCTTTCTTTGTAGTTGTTCCAAATAATTTTGTAGCAATACCTGATTTTTTAGCTGCAATAGCAACTTGACCAAAACCTTCAGATACATCTTTTATACCTAGTCCTACTGCGATAGCGGAAGCAGCCTTTTCTTCAAAAGCTCCAAATGCTTCAGATTCAATTCCTAAAGCACCTAATGTTCCAACTGCAGCAGATAACGATCCTCCAAATATTTTTGCAGCACCATCAGCAGCCATAATCTTATCTTCTAGATTAAAGCCTTCTATTGTGTTGTTTATTTTTTCAATCTCTTTATTTAATATTTGAGACTTTGCCGCAAGTTCTTTAAATGCATCACTATTTCTATCAACATCTTTAAGCTCTTGATTTACTTGTTCTAATTGGTCTTCTAATTGACCTAATGATTTAGAATCAACATCTAATTCTATTTTTATTTTTTTCTTAGCCATAATTCTTTTTTGAATTGTTGATACGCTTCTTTTATAGATTCAGGATATTTGTTTTTACCTAAAGCTATTGATGTATATTTTCCGCTAGTTTCTTGTTTCTTGGCTACTTCTAGTAAGCCTAATATATTCGCTATCATTTTAATAAAATATTTGTACGTTAGAACAAACTCCATTCATAATCTGACAGGAAAGTCCTGAATTAAAACTAGCCTCGCCACTTAATAGATAATTATAAAAAGCATAATAACCATCTGGCGGATGTGGAGTTAAATCTGTAAGTAATCTTGGGTTTTTAAATAAATTAAATCCATCTTTTATAGGCACTATTGGCTCAGATAAACTAGTTCGGTTTGAAAATTGATAAATGCCATTTCCAATTTGTCCTACTGTTGTTCCAAGGTTTTTTGCATAACCTTCGGCAGTAGCTCTATCATTTGCGTGATAACCTGTTGATCCATAATAAAAATTTGATATTGAGTCCAAGTCCATACCACTATGTGAATATTGTATTTGTCTTCCGTCAGGAACAAAAGAATAAGGATCACCTTCAACTACATAAGGAACAATTGTTGAGTATATAGTT